AATTTTAATGTCATAAAAGACACTTCAAAAACTCTTATTGAATATATAAATAATTATGTTGAACAAAAAGGTGCAAATCTATGAAAAACATTAATGTAGAATATGATATGGATGAAAATGATCTGGATATCATATTGAGAGAAATCACCAAAGACAACAAAAAGAAACCTACTCTTGCTTATATTTTTGAAAATTATACCAACCTTCTTTCTGTTTTTAAACCGCATGTTATTAAAAAGGTTTTGGACACAATAGAAGAAGGTTACGAATACGCCCCAAATGAAGGCGAAGAAGCCGAAGATAAAAAGAAAAAGAAAAAAGATGAATTTGAAGATGAACCGCATGATATTGAAAGTGATCCAGAAAGCATGAAAGAAGAAAGCAGTTTTGGAAATGCATATGACCGAATTATGGGTCAATTGAATGAAGCTCATGTACCAGAAGGTGATGATGAAGGTCGCATGCTTGAATCTCAATTGCGTACCATTAGGGATGATATCGATCAGTTGCTTCCCATGATTAAACCCAATCACCAGTTTGAAGCTTGGGTTCAGAGCAAAGTAACACTGGCTAAAGATTATGTTTCAGCTGTTCGGGACTATTTGACCCAGCATTATGCTGAATATCATTCCGAGGATGATGGTGATCGGGGGAGTCATGATTTGAGTGATGATGCCGAAGCACTGGCCAGTGCTGGTCATGGTACGGATGAAGATTATGGTTATTATGGCGGGAATGAAGATAATGAAGAAGTAAAAGAAGGTGTTGTTGAAGAAAAGAAAGGTTCGCGTTGCACTAAGGTTACAAAAAAAGCTTCCTCTACACGTCCCGGAAAGAAGTGGATGAAGTGCGTCCGGCAGGGCGGATCTTTAAAGCGCATTCACTGGGGTCAAGCTGGTGTGCGTGTAACTGGTAAGAGTGGATGGACCAAACGGCGCAAAAGCTTTAGGGCCCGTCACAAATGCTCTTCAGCCAAACCCGGAACGCCTCGTTACCAAGCTTGCAAGGACTGGTAAATGAACTTCGACCAATTGGTAAGAAAGCTTCTTCAGGAAGCCAAAAAAGACTCTTGTTATCGCAAAGTAAAAAGTCGTTATAAAGTTTGGCCCAGTGCATATGCAAGCGGTGCCCTAGTTAAATGCCGCAAAGTCGGAGCAAAGAACTGGGGAAAAAGCAAAAAGAAATGACACAAAATTTTGATTCTGCAATTCAAACTATTTTGAATGAGAATGGTTTTTCTTTGGAAAAAAAGCAAGGATTGCATGGGTGGTTCAAAAGAAACAAAGGAAAAGGATGGGTAAATTGTAAACGCAGCAAGCCGGGTCATATAGTTCCTTGTGGACGCAAGAAAGCCAAAGGTGGTAGCTATCCCGCTTGTCGGCCAACCTTGAGCATGTGCAGTAGCCGTAAACAACATAAAAAAAGCAAAAAACGCATCAGTTGGAAAAAAGGCGCTCCGACCAAATAAATAATAATATGCGTAAAGACGACCAGCTCATATTTGAAGCTTACCGTAAAAAGTTGACTATCAACGAGGTAAAGCAAATTACAGGTGATGAAGACGTTAAAAATTACGGACAAATATCCAAAGAAATTTTTAATAGTAAATCTTCAACTGCTGAAAATGTACAGGACTATTTGCCTTTTGCAGAATATGTTGAAAGCATTCTTAAAAAAGCTCAAAAGAGTTTTGAACAATCGCCTTCCGAAAATGCTTCTTTTCTTATAGGAACTTTAAAATCTTCTAAAATCCGTTTGAATGATCTTGTTGAAAGAATAACAAAAGACGTTCAAGCTTTGACTAAGGGTGATATTAACGCACAATCTCCTGAAATTTTGTTGTTAAAAAATGCCAACAAACATGCACGAGAAGCTTTGGCTAATGTGGATAAACAAATTTCACTTGCTCCTCAAGGACAAGAACCTAAAAATCTTGATACCATCAAGAAAGCCATAAGTGATTTGTTTTATTTTCGGGAATACCTAGAATCTCGCAAAAATACTTCAGAAAAATAAATTCAATGCCAAAAGATTGGCAATGGTTGTTGGTATAATATGAAATGTTTTAAACAATTTTTTACAGAATCCAGACAAAACATAGATTGGGAATCTAATTACGGAAAAACATTCAAAATTGTTCAAACGCCAAAAGGTAGACAATCAGAAGGAACAGAATGGTCCCCAGATCTGGTTTCCGTGGTTACACCTGAAAACGGAGATGCTTGGACAGGTTGGAAACAGGCAAAACCAGAAGTTATCAATAATTGGAAAAATAATTGGGACAAAATACAAAAATCCTTGGGTCAGCACAAATATGATCAAATAATCAGATCTGCCCAAAAATTGTCAAAATAATTAAATATTCTTATGAAGAAAGGTCTTTGCAAACTGGCCCCAAATGAGGTGCATAAAGGGGACAAGATTAAGAACACCAATCCAGAGTGCAAACACTATAAAAGCAAAGGGGTAGTCACAAAAGTTAGTAAAATAAAAGGTAAAAAAGGAAACATAGTGGGTAATAAAGTTCAGTACAAAGCCACAAATGATGGAAAGCACTGGAAAAAGGGTGACAAGCTAGAAAAAACAGAAATACAGTTGAATAAAGAAAGCTTCAAACCTTTTCGTTATTTTTTTGAAAAACATTGTCCGGACACAGTTGGTGTTGTGGAAAAAGTTTACATTGATGGTTTGGGAAACGTAGATGCCAAAATAGACAGCGGTAATGACAGCAATAATGTTCTTTGTGGAACCAATATTGAAATAGTTGAGAAGGAGGGACACAAATACGCCAAGTTCACGTCGGTAAACGACAAAGAACTGACCCGTCCGCTTTTGGATCTTGTAAGCATACATATAGGAGCGGGCGAACAGGAAAAACGCCCCCTTGTTGCCTTGGATATTGTTTTTGGAAACAACCTATACAAAATGGTTCCGTTTAGTATCGGAGATCGTACTGAAAATGATCAGCCAGTTCTTATTGGTAAAAAATTCCTACAACAACTGGGAATGGTTATTGATGTGACCAAGGAATATCTACTTCCTGCATATGATGAAAAAGGTGGACGGTTTAATGAAAAACCTTTTCTTAATTATGTTCAAAATCCTCCGTCTCAAGTTGGCGGGGGCAATACTGTCGGTCGGGATGTTGCTTAACGACATCCCAAAAGATCCAAACAACTGTCCAGATTATAGTGATCTATCCTGTCAATAACATGACTAGGGGCAAATCTAGGTTCAATATCAAACCTTAATCCCTCTTCTTCTCCTATTTGCAAAATATCCTCCACATAATCCATGGCTCCGAATTTTTTTAAAAATTTATAATAAGGATCTTTTTCAAAATCCGTTTCCAACAGAACAGTATGATTATGAAAAATATGTGCCACCATTGTAAGGGTTCTGAAGCAGCTTATGCTGCTGGGCGGATTAACCAGCTGTGCATTTATGATGATATGCACCTTAATATTTAATAAATAATAGTGTGAATTTTGAAAAAACAGTCCTTCGCACAATTGTTGAAAAACTCAAATTGCGCCGCATGCGATTCAAGGTAGATCCCGCCATCAGCAATCTTGAAGACTTTGACGGAAACACAAGCTATGAAGGTTATGTGCTGAACGAAAATGATGGTGTGCTCAATATTTTGGTGATTGATCCAAACAATCAGGTTCGTCAAACCAGTGTTTTTTCAAAAGGGTTGAATGTGCTATCCGATAATTTGAATGAATTCAAACGGAATCTTGTTCGTATCATTTTGAAAAAAGTTCCCGAACAAGTTTTGGAACAGATACAAAATGCTTCCACTTTTGATGAAGCTGAACAATTGGCAAAACAAAACGGAGCAGATGATAATGACATCAAAAATGCTTATCGTTCATTTAATACAGAATCTACTTTGAATGAACAAGGATTGGCCCAGACAGCCCGTCGAGCTGTTCAAAAAGCAAAAGATATTTCAACATCTGCTGTATCTAGTATTCCCGGTGTCCAAGGTTCAGGACCCATTCGAAGAGCATTAAGGAAAACAGGAGATATTGCAAAAGAAGTTGCATTTGGAAAAGATGCGAAAACTTTGGGTCAAAAAGCTGCCGGGGCTTTCGGTATTCTCGGAAGAGTGGGAGAAACATTAAAGAAAACAAAAACCGGAGGATTTCAATTCAAGGATCGTTCTAGCATTTATCATAAGGATAAGCCCAGAATGGGTCAAAAATTTAACATCGAGTATAATAAAGACGGAAAAAATCATTCAATCAATGGAACCGTAGGAGGCGAAAAAACATCAGGAAAAAACACTTATATTAGTCTAAGAAATGTAAGAGCAACTCCTCCTATTCCTGATTATGCAAAAATTAGCAACATTCTTGTTGATTTTGATTTGAATAGTCCGGGAGCGAATTTTCACGTTTATGATGACAGTAACAGATTAAAAGATAGTTTTAGTGGATCGTTGTCTTATGATCCTAAAACAAAACTTTGGATAGTGGGAGATACATCTGAACAGGTGGTTCAAGTAAAAACCGGGGAGGGATTTGCAAAAGAAAAACAAACTGGACGTGCAGTTGTAGCCAGTCAAGCAAACATAAAGTCTCTTGCCAAGAATAAAGGGTATAAAGAATTTCAAGAACCTTACGGAAAACAAAGAATTCTATTTAAAATAAATGATGAAGATGTTTATTTTGACAGTAATTTTAACCAACAAACCCCGAAACTAAAACCATAAAGGATAAATAAAACCATGAGCACAATTAATGAAAAAAAGATGACAGGCGCTGAAAAGAAAAAGCGGGAGAAGATTGTTAAAGGTATGAAGAAAAGCCTGCCTTATATGAAAAAGAAATATGGGAAACGCGCAAAAGATGTTATGTATGCCACTGCAACAAAGCAAGCTATGAAGGAAAGTTTCGATTCTTTGGTAGAAAAATTACTTTCTGAAACTTACCAATTTAAAAAAGAAGCTTGATTTTTGTTGGCAGAAAAATAATTAAACTTGGTTATACCCCAAGGTTATTTTATATTATATAATATTAATATAATAATCTTATAAGATAATATAGATATTATAATAATATTATTGAATAATATATAAGAGTTATAAGATAATATATGACTTATAAGATAAAAGATATTATAGAACAGGAAAAAAACAAAAACTTTTCCAAAGAAAAGATAGAAGAGTTTTTCAAAACTGGTTTGGAACTAGGGGTATTCAAGGTTTCTGGAAATGAAGGTAGTGAACTCATTTATGAAAATATCACAGAAGAAATTAAAAAAGGTGAAACGGTTCTTTTAAATGAAGTTGAAAAGGATGAACCAAAACCAATCCAACAACCTGAATCTGGTATTAAACCAGCACCAGTAGGCAATAAAGTAACAACAGGTTGGAGCAATCCGTTTGGCGGAACAAGTTGGGGGTCTTGAATTGCATTCGTTTGATTCCATAGAAAGAATCAGCGATCCGGCCAGAAAAAATTTCGAAAATGATGTGCTGAGTCAGTTCAGCAAGATTGTTCAACAGTTTGAACCACCAAAAGATCCGTCGATTCCAGCATCAAACAAAAATCATTTAAAACAAGTGAGTTTTGAAGATGCCGTCCGGGAATTATTGGAATTAAGCAAGAAAAAACAGTAAATATTATTAATGGGAAAAAAGAATAGAGGAAAGGAGTCCTCTAAGAAACTTGTTGAACAGAACCTGTTTTTAAATTTTGAAATTAACCAACGTTTCAATTTAAGCGAGGTACACAAGAGTTTCGTGGAGTGTGGTCTTAATAGCGACAGCAAAATCATATTTTGTGACGGTGTAGCAGGTACCAGCAAAACATATCTGAGTGTTTATTGTGCCCTTGAGCTTCTGAAGAAACGGGAAATTGAAAAAATAGTATATATTCGTTCTCTGACAGAGTCGGGAAAACGTTTGTTGGGCAGTCTGCCCGGTGAAGTGGATGACAAATTCAAACCGTGGAGTATTCCGCTTCTGGAAAAATGTGACGAACTTATCAACATCAGTGTGACCAATGCACTTCTTCAACAACATGTGATCAAAAGCACACCCATCAATTATCTACGGGGTGTAACATTTAATGATGCGGCGGTTATTGTGGACGAGTTTCAAAATCTGGTCAAAGAGGAAGCCATAACTGTTTTGAGCCGATTTGGTAAAAATTGCAAAATGTTTGTGGTGGGTGATAGCATGCAAAGCGATATTGCAGAAAAAAGCGGTATCAAAGCAATTATCAATGCCTTTGACACAACCGAAAGCAAAGAACACGGCATTCATGTGTTTCATTTTACTGAAAATGAGATTACCCGCAGCAAAATGCTCAAGTATATTGTGAAGGTTATTGGCAATATTAAAAACGAACCTCCTCAAAATAAAAATAAAAAATAATTGAATACTGTGGGTATTTGGTAAAATACCTATATGCGCATAGCTGTTAGCGGAGCAGGACGAATGGGCAAAACC